CTCCTCAATAAAGGCTTCGATAAATCCGTAGTGGACCACGTTGCCCTCGGTGGTTTTCAGAAAACCTTGTTTTTGCCACAGGTCGTAGTTTACGTGATCTCGCCTAACCCTGAGGTCAAGGTTTTCTTCCGGTATCCAGAAGTGGGGTAGAATATGAAATTTATCGTCCTCATCAACCGGGGGAAAAACCAGCACAAAGGCTGTTATATCCGTCGTACTGGATAAGTCCAGCCCGCCGTAGCAAACCCGGCCCTTTAGTTTTTCCGGGTCAACCTTAAAAGCGCATTTGTCCCATTTCTCCATGGGCATCCAGCGTACTGCCTGCTTGACCCATTGATTCAGCCTAAGCTGCCGGAAGCTGTTTTCCTCGGCAGGGTTTTGCCTGGCACTCTCACAGGCAGCCTTAACCTTGTCAAGGCTTACGGTTATACCCAGCGATGGATTAACTTTTTTCCAAACTTTGGGGTCGGTCCAGTCGTCGTCTTCCTCAGCTCCATAGATGACCGGATAAAACGTCGCATCATGCTTGCGGCCTTCAAGGAGGTCTTTGGCTTTTTGATGCACCTCATAGCAGATGCTGTTTACGTTATCGCCCGCGGTGGTAATCAGAAAGTAAAGGGGCTGCATCCTGGCATCCCCGGAGCCTTTGGTCATAACGTCGTACAGTTTCCGATTGGGCTGGGTATGCAGCTCATCAAACACCACACCGTGGATATTGAAACCATGCTTGGAATAGGCTTCAGCCGACAGCACCTGGTAAAAGCTGTTGGTCGGCAGGTAGATAAGCCGCTTGGTGGAAGCCAGGATTTTGACCCGGCGGTTTAAAGCCGGACACATCCTTACCATATCAGCCGCTACCTCGAATACGATCGACGCCTGCTGGCGGTCGGCGGCACAACCGTAAACCTCGGCGCGCTCCTCGTTGTCCCCGCAGGTAAGAAGCAAAGCGATCGCCGCCGCCAGTTCAGACTTGCCCATTTTCTTTGGAATTTCCACATAAGCCGTATTGAATTGCCTATAGCCATTGGATTTCAGTACCCCAAAAATATCACGGACAATCTGTTCCTGCCAGTCGATGAGTTCAAAGGGCTTGCCAGCCCAGGAGCCTTTGGTATGGCACAGGGCTTCGATGAACGCCACGGCGTAGTCGGCGGCAACTTTGCTGTATTTTGAATCCGGTGCCATAAACTGTGTCGGCTTATATTTCTTGAGTTTGCGTATGATTGCCGCCTCCTTTCTTAAAGCGAACAAAAGAAAAGAGCCTCATAACGAAGCTCTGTTAACCGTATTTTTATCGTTCTTGGCTATTTACTCTCATCTTCCTCGCCCGTTAGGATAAATCGCGCATACTCAGCCTTATGCTCATTAAGGTAATTAACCAGTTCGTAAAAGCCCCGGGTGTATGCTTCCTTTTGGACGCGGGGGAGGTCGAACATGTTCGTGATGCCGCTTTCCCTGATGGCTAAAATCTGCATCCGTATGGTCTCGTTCATTCTGTTTCCTCCATCTCTACGGATTCTGCTGCTGCCCGGCGCAGGATATCCACATCAAAGCCCGCATCCATATAACCCTCCAGTATTGTTGAATAGTAGTAACAGCTGGGCTGGCCCAGAGGCCTGCCTTCGTTCATGATGTACACCATAGCCTTAACAGCCTTGCCGTTTACCTTCACCTCGACCGTTTCCTTGCGGTAGAGGAACGGCCAGCCTTCGTAGCGGTCCAGTGCCGCTTCATCAGCGGGTGTTATCTCCCACACCAGAACCGGAACGCTGCTGCCGTTTTTAGGTTCCACCGTTGCTACCGCGCCCGTACGTGAACCCCTGAACAAAAGCTGCCAGTCTTTCATCTCGCTCTTACCTATTACCCTGGCGGAGGTGCACCTGTCAGCCATTTGCACAAGGTTAAGGTTGGAGCCGTAGGCGATATACAGTTTATTATGCTTATCCATTTGCAGTAACCTCCTTTTTAACCGGCTTCGGCGGCGGTTTAAGCCGCCCGAAACCTCCATGCCGCAGAGCCTTCCAGGTGTTTGCAAAGGTGCTCGCGGCAGTTTTTGAATTCCTCGCCGACGAAGCCGATACGGTTTAAGTAGGTCCGCATGGCGAACTTTTCATTTTCAACCTGGGGCTTTTTAGCGCTGGCGCTTTTTTGAGTCAAGGCCTGGTGGTTCATGGCCAGGGCTAAAACTATGTAACTTCTTATTTTGCCCGCGTGCAGCTCGCTGTTAAAGCCCCGCAGCTCGACCGTATGGTTGCCGTTAAAAAAGCTGTGCAGGTTTAAAAAATGGTAGCGGCTCTCATGGTAGTGGCGTCCGCGGCTTTCGCAGTACCCTTCGTACCAGAGGTCCTCAAGCTCCCGCATGGTTTTCGGTTTTCTGGCGTTTATCTTTTCCACCAAAGCATTATCCATCTTCTTGCAAAATCTCATCCGTTCCGGCTCTATCTGCAGGGCCTTGTAAAAAAGGTCGTTCTTGCTGGCGATAATGTTGATGAAGTTTTTAATGCTTCTTGGTGTATGGTTTGAGCCATCCAAGTGGATATGTATCCCGCAGGAAGGGTTGGCAAAGGCTCCGGCTTTGCGCAGCTTTCTGACCAGTTCCTGCAGAGTTGCTATATCCTCGCGGTAGGTAAGAATCGGGCTTACCAGTTCTACGCTGTATTCGCGCTCCGCACTGATTTTTCTGCCGTTTACCTTTACTTCCCGGCGGATGCTCCCGTCGCTCATAAACTTCCAGGTGCGTCCATCGGGAGTTTGTACCTTTTTGGTGTCGTAGCTGTCCCGGCAGTTTTCTATTCTGCCGTTTAAGAACTCGGCTGCCACTTCGGCGGCCTGGCTTCTGGTAATCCCGGTAAACTCGATCTCGATTCCAAACTTGGTGTTTAACATGCTTTTCTAGCTCCTTTCAGGTGTGTTTTGCTTTGGTGTGTACATATATCACTCTGAAAGGGCTATATAGCAAGGGTTTCAAGCAAAATATACCGCTTAAATCCACATAAATATTGCCCTTAAAACAGGGCGTTTAATCGGCTATTCTATTTTTCTTATCTCATCCTCGCCAAATACTACCCCCAGCCCGCTGCCTGAGTCCCAGTTGACAAACACGGTGCCGGTATCGTCTACAAATGATACTGTGCCTTGGTCTTCGGGCTTCAGCCTGGTGAACGGGTCCTCCATGCGCACCAGTTCGACCCGCGTACCCGGGGGATAATATGACCTCAGCGCCTTTAACATTTCCGGATGAATCTGCTTCATGCTTCCGGCACCTCCTCTGGGCTTGGCTGGCCGTTTCTGAAAGCGGAGCTGCCGGTTAGCCTGGAGAGCAGGACCTTGCGCTCCTCTTTGTATTCCGGCCCGATAAAGCCTAATCGCAAAAGGAAGCAGCGAAAGGCGTACTTCTCATTGTCAGTTGGTTTTTCCGTAGCCGTTACCCGTTTTTGGTTCTTTGCCATGGCGCAAAGCGCACCGATGAAGCGGGCATAGGCGTTGACTTCTGCCGCAGTGAGGCTGCCGGAGAACCAGGGGAATTTCAGTGTGGTTTCCGTCCGCTCTATCGGCAGGGCATCCACTCCCATGGCTCTTTTGATGAGCGCTGCCTTGCTGGACACCAACTTCTCAAGGTTTAAGAGGGATTCTTCTGTAAATCCGTCTAGCGGCATTTCGATAGTCAGCGTATCATCCGCTTCATCGGGAGTGCCGTAGGCTGGTGGTTCTTCGTAATCACAGTAGGGGCTTACCCTGCCACCCAGTTCTGCTTCCCAAGGAATGACTACATTCTCGTCTACAGACTCGGCTTCGGGCATTGGGGTGTTATAGGCTCCCTCTGCCGGAACAAAGCTGTACAAGCCCGAAAGGTCTGCTATTAGTTCCCAGTTGTCCGCTCCTGTGAGCGTTCCCGCCTTGTCGATATGGTATCCTCCGACTTCGTAGGCAAATGTCGGTGCGCCTTGGTACTGCGGAGCGGCATTTAATATTTCACTGACCGCCATTACTAGTTCTTTGCGCCTGTCACCGGTAACGTTAAACTTAAATTCCATGAGATTGACCACCTTTCTGTTTTGGTAGTCATATACATCACTCTTAAGCTGTGGAATAGCAAGCCTTTATACCAGTTTTTACACGCTTTTAAAGGGTATTTTCTGACCGCCGCGCATAAGGAAAACATCAATGTCGGAACCCTTAAACTCAATGTACCTATTCACAATAACATCGCAGAACTTCTCGTCCAGTTCCACGGTGTGGCAAATCCGGCCGGTCTGCTCACAGGCGATCAGGGTACTGCCCGAACCACCGAACGGATCAAGAACAATACAGCCCGTCATGCTGGAGTTGAGTATCGGGTAAGCTACCAGCGGCACGGGTTTCATGGTCGGGTGGTCAGTATTCTTCCTGGGTTTGTCAAACTCCCAGATGGTAGACTGCTTACGGTCGGAGTACCAG